CGATCGAGACCGCGCCGCCGTCGGTGACGACGGCCGGCCAGGAGGCGATCGATCTTGCGGCGCGGGCCGGGCTGCGCTTGGACCCGTGGCAGCAGCACGTCCTGCGACAGGGGATGGGCGAGCAGGCCGACGGCAACTGGGCAGCGTTCGAGGTCGCCGTCAACGTTCCCCGCCAGAACGGCAAGGGCGGGATCATCGAGGCCCGGGAGCTGTGGGGCCTGTTCATCGGCGGCGAGCAGCTGATCCTGCACTCGGCACACGAGTTCAAGACGGCAAAGAACGCGTTCAAGCGGATCGAGCGTCTCATCCGCGCGTGCCCTGACCTGCACAAACGTGTGAGGGCGTACCGGTACACGGTCGGTGAGGAGTCCATCGAGCTGCACACCGGGCAGGTGCTGCGGTTCATCGCCCGCTCCAAGGGCTCCGGGCGTGGCTTCACCGGCGACTGCAACATCCTCGACGAGGACATGATCCTGGGCGACGAAGCGATGGACGCGCTGCTGCCCACGATGGCAGCCGTCGCCAACCCGCAGATCTGGTACCTGGGTTCAGCCGGGATCGGCACCCCCTCGGTGCAGCTGGGACGCCTGCGCCGGCGGGCGCTCGCAGCGATCGAGACCGGCACCCCCGACCCGTCGCTTGCCTACATGGAGTGGTCGTGCGACCTGCACGTGGACGAGTGCCCGCAGAACTGCGAGGCGCACGACGACGCTGCCTCGGACGAGGCGGTGCTGAAGTCCAATCCGGCGGTCGGCTTCCGGCTGACCCTGGAGAAGGTCCGGAACGAGCGGTCGACGCTGAGCGCGGCCGGCTTCGCGAGGGAGCGGCTCGGCGTGGGCGACTATCCATCCGACGAAGCGGACACGTGGCAGGTCATCGGGCAGGACGCATGGCGGGCTCTGGCGGACGTTGGCAGCGCCCCGAGTGACCCGGTGGCCTTCTCCATCGACATGACGCCGGAACGCAGCCACGCGGCTATCTGCGTGGCCGGGTACTGGCAGGGCGGCGTGCACGTCGAGGTGGTTGACCACCGTCCCGGCACCGGCTGGATTCTCGAACGGGCCAAGGAACTGCATGAGCGGTGGGGGCCGCGCTGCTGGGTGGTCGACGGCGGCGGCCCGGCCGGATCGCTCATCCCCGACCTGGAGGACGAGGAGAAGGGCCTGGGCGTCACCGTCGTCCAACCGAAGGCCCGGGAGATCGCGCAGGCCTGCGCGCAGTTCTACGACGCCGTCACCGAGCAGAACCTGAGTCACCTTGACCAGGCGCCGCTGGCGTCCGCGCTGGCGGGCGCTCAGAAGCGACCGCTCGGCGACGCGTGGGCGTGGGCCCGCCGGATCGTCTCCGTGGACATCAGCCCGCTGGTGGCCGCGACGTTCGCGAAGTGGGGGCTGTCGGCGGTGCTCGACGAGCAGGAAGAGGAGGCGCTGCCGTGGGCGGAGTACGGATGAGCCGGCTACGGAAGCTGACCGCCCTGACCTGGTCCCGGCTCGGCTACAGCGCGGGCTGCGCGGCCATGGCCGTGGGCGTCGGCCTGGAGGTGGGGCTGGGCTGGGGCCTGGTCGTAGGAGGGGTCATGAGCGCGGCCTCGTCGCTCCTGCTGGTCGACGTGGCCGGGCAACGCCCCCAGAACGGAGGTGACAGCGGATGAACCTCCTGCAGCGCGCCTTCCAGCGCTTCGACCTCGCCTCGGCCCTCGACGACGCCGGCTGGGCGGTGAACGGCAACACCTACTTCGGCCTCGGCCGCCCCGTGGGCGGCGAGGAGCGCTCGTCGGCCTGGGACTTCGAGGCCGCGGTCCGGTTCGCGTACAAGCGGAACGGTCCGGTGTTCGCGCTCATGCTGGTGCGGCAGCTGGTGTTCTCCGAGGCCCGCTTCCAGTTCCGGCAGATCCGCAACGGCCGGCCGGGCGAGCTTTTCGGTACGCAGGCGCTGGCGCCCCTGGAGACGCCGTGGGCGGGCGGGACGACGGGCAAGATGCTGTCCCGGCTGATCCAGGACGGCGACCTGAACGGGAACGGGTTCGTCACCAACTACAACCCGGGCCGGCTGAAGCGACTCCGTCCGGACTGGGTCATCATCGTGACTGCCTCGCAGGAGGAACCGCACCTTGCCGGTGACGCGATCGACAGCGATCTGGTCGGCTACGGCTACGCGCCGCAAGGGAACTGGGACAACCCGGTGTTCCTGCTGCCCGAACAGGTCGCGCACTTCGCTCCGATCCCGGATCCGGAGTTTCACTTCCGGGGAATGTCGTGGCTGACTCCGGTCGTCCGGGAGATCACGTCCGACTCGGCGGCGACCTCGCACAAGCTGAAGTTCTTCGAGAACGGGGCGACCCCGCAGCTGGTGGTGTCCTACTCCGACAAGATCACCCCCGACAACTTCGCGAAGTTCAAGGCGGCGATGGAGGTCAGTCACGCGGGCGTCGACAACGCCTACCGCACTCTCTACCTGGGTGGTGGGGCCGATGTGACGGTCGCGGGCAAGGATCTCCACCAACTGGACTTCAGCACCGTGCAAGGAGCCGGTGAGTCCCGGCTCGCGGCCGCAGCGGGCGTCCCTCCGTCGATCGTCGGGTTCTCCGAAGGGCTGGACGGCTCGTCGCTGAACGCGGGCAACTACACGGCCGCCCGCCGCCGGTTCGCGGACGCCACGATGCGCCCGCTGTGGCGGGAGGCCGCAGGTGCCCTGTCCACGCTGATCGAGGTCCCGGCGGGCGCTGAGCTCTGGTACGACGAGCGGGACGTGGCGTTCCTGCGCGAGGACAGCAAGGACGCCGCCGAGATCCAGGGCGTCAAGTCCCGCACGATCCGCCAGCTGACCGACGCGGGGTTCGAGCCGACCACGGTCATCGCTGCCATCGAGGCCGACGACTTCGCCCTGCTGCGCCACACCGGCCTGTACTCCGTGCAGCTGCAGGCCCCCGGCGCAGGACAGTCCAACCCACCCGCCCCACAGTCCACGGAGGAGCCGTGATGGACGCATTCACGCGCAGCTTCCCGCTGGAGGACATCCATGTCCGTACCGGCGGGGACGGCCGCACGGTCGAGGCGTATGCCGCGGTGTTCGACACCCCGACGGAAATCTACGACCAGGACGGCCACTACAACGAGGTCATCGACCGCCGGGCATTCGACCGCACCCTCAGCCAGCTGGCCCCGGCGGGCAGCCGCACCAACTGGCGTGTGGGCGTGCTCTACAACCACGGCCGGACCCTGTTCGGTACGCCGTCGGAGCGCGGGGCGATGCCGATCGGCGCCCCGGTGCAGATCAAGGCCGACAACCGGGGCCTGCTCACGGTGACCCGCTACAACCGGACCGAGCTGGCCGACGAGGTGCTGGAGAACATCCGCGAGGGCTCCATCACTGCGCAGTCGTTCAGCGGCGGCTTCCTGCGCTCGGACCCCGGGCGGGCACCGCGCGGCGGCTACCGGCCCGACGCCAACGGGAAGCTGCGCACCGTCCGCCGCCAGGAGATCGCCCTGCGGGAGTACGGACCCACCCCGTTCCCCGCCTACCCCGACGCCGCCGTTGTCGGCGTCCGCGCCGAGCAGGTAGCACGACTGCTCGGCTCCCTTTCCTCCGGCGAGCGCGACGAGCTCGTCGAGATGCTTCGGACTGGCACCCCGCTGGACTCGCCTCAGGGTGAGCCTCCTGCGGGCCCGCCGGCCGCCGGCGACCCCGACCCGGGACCCGCCGCCGAGGACCCGCCCGCAGGGCACTCCGCTCGGCAGAAGATCGCATGGGCCAAGGTCCGTGCAGAGATCATGGCCAGGAGGGCCCTGTGACCGTCACGAAGAAGACGAAGAAGTCCGACAAGCTGAAGGAGTCTCTGGACGCGATCCGCTCCGAGCTCCTGGAGCTGGAAGAGGTCGAGGAGCCGACCGAGGAGCAGGCGTCGCGTGCGACCGAGCTGCTCGGCGAGTTCGACACCACCCAGCAGGCCTACAACGAGCAGGTCGACCACGAGCGGCGCGTCGACGCCGTCCGCGCCGCCGCGCTCACCCCGGGTGGGCAGGAGCGCACCCCGGGGGAGGGCCCCGAGTTCCTGCGGCACCGGGGAAACCCCTACGAGGACCTCGACCGGGTGCGGGGCGCCAACCTCATGGAGCGGTCCACGGTCGGCGATCTCCGTTCGCGTGCGCTGTACGCGGTGGAACTCGCGGCCGAGGCCCTGACTGCGGACCAGCAGGAGCGGGCCGAGGGGCTCGTGCGGTCCGACCGCCGCGGCCGGATCGCGCAGCACATCCTGCTCACCGGATCGGACGAGTACCAGCGCGCGTTCGAGTCCCTCCTGTCGAACGCCGGGAACCCGGCGCTGCTGGAGGACGACGAGTACGCGGCGTACAAGCTGGCCGAGGCTCACCGGCGGGCGATGACTCTGACCGACGCGGCGGGCGGCTT